AACCAAGACAATATCCATCAGAAACGAATGCTTTGGGTTTTGCATTCCGCGCCCCTTTAAAAAGGGATGTCATCATCCATGTCGTCAAAGCCGCTAGAAGGGGCTTTAGACAACGCTGGAGCGCTTGTTCCGCCTCGTGCCTGCCACTCTGGTGACTTCTCAATCTTCTCCTTCAAGCCCTTGCTGAAGCTGTCAAACAGCGCCATGTCAGGCTCGTCAATTGAGAACATCTTCAACTCGTTATGGCCTTCAGGCATTCCAGCCTTTTTGATTGCAGGCGGCACGGACATGATGGCGGCAATGTTGGTGTACTCTTTGCCGTTGTTGCCCATAGCCTTGATGACCGAAACCATCGCCCACGCACCAAGCACGTTCTTGAGTTCAAAGCCACGCAACTCGTCTGCGGTGAACTCGCGCCCACGCCACGTTTGCAAGTCTTTGCGCAAGGTAGCCTTCTCCGCAAGCGAGAGCGTAAAGTTCTTGCTGATGGACATAGGCTCGTTTTTGGCGGTGACAATTGCTTTGCCCTCGTCGTCTTCGCCATGCACCTCAAACTGCAACATTACTTTGGGCAAGTGCTTGACAGTGCCAAGGTAGGTTGTCTCTTGAGTTCCCAAGTCAATGACTCGGTAGCACCGTGCTAAGTGCATCCCTTGTGGTACGGGGGTAAATTCGCCGCCGCCGCTTTCTTTCGCTATTAAAGCCATCATTCGCTCCTGATTGATAAAGTTTCTAAGGTCACAATTGGACGCTTGGGCATCCCGCATTCATAGCGGATGATGTTCCAGTCGTCCTCGGTAGCAACGCCTGTCTCAGCCCTGTTAAGAGCCTCCTCAAGCATTTGCATTCTTTCCAGCGCTAGTTGGTGCATCTCGTATTCGCTGTTCATAATTCTCTTTCACATTTGAATTCTGTCGCACTGTACCAAATTTAATAAAAAAATACAACCCCGTTGCGCATTTGTTTTTTTAGTGTATGATGCACTTAAACCAACAAAAGGAGTTTTGATGACACTGACACAATTTTTTGACACTAAACCACGGGGGGCAAAGCTGGCTATGGCGCAGAAACTAGGCGTCAGCAAGACGTGGATGAGTCTGGTCATATCTGGCAGGCAGATGCCAAGCCCAGCGTTAAGCAAAGCCATCGAGCGGTACACACGGGGTCAGGTGCGTCGCACTACTCTTCGTCCCGACATCTTTGGAGAAATCGAATGATTTGGTACAAATTCCACATCGGTGACTACTTGACACACACAGTCCACCTGTCTGACGCAGAGGATTTGGCATACCGTCGGTTGATGGATTTGTACTACATGAGCGAGAAAGCAATCCCACTCGATACCGAATCGGTTGCTAGAAAAATACGCCTTGATTTGGACATAACCGAATCGGTTTTAGGTGAGTTCTTTGAACATACCGAAAATGGCTATTACAACCATCGTTGTCATGTCGAAATAGCGAAGTATCAACATCAAGTTGCAAATAATCGACAGCTTGGGAAACGAGGCGGCAGGCCGTTGAAAACCGAATCGGTAACCGAAACGAAAGCGAACAATAACCCTAAGAAGATACAGAAGAAGAATATAAATACCATTACGTCGGTTTCACCGACAACATCGCGGTTTGAAGAATTTTGGAACAACTGGCCTACGTCAAAACGCAAAGTCGCTAAAACGGTCTGCAAGGCGAAATGGGAGCGTCAAGCACTAGACCCCTTAATCGAGAAAATAAATGCAGTGGTGACCCGTTTAAAGGCGTCTGAGCAGTGGGTTTCGGGGTTTGAGCCTGCGCCACTTACGTTCATCAACCAAAAGCGTTGGGAAGATGAGTCAACAACCGATTCGGTTTCGATTGGTAGGAAGGTGATATGACACCTGTTGAAAAGATGTTGGGTATGTTGACTAAGGTCAAAGGTCGCAATGGTTCTTGGACTGCTTGTTGTCCTGCCCATAACGATAAAGGCCCATCCCTTGCCATCCGCGAAACAGAAGATGGTCGCGTCTTGCTGCATTGCTTTGCTGGTTGCGATACGTTGAGCGTAGTGCAGTCGTTAGGCATGGACATGGGTGACCTATTCCCTGAGCGGCGCGAGTGGGTTGGTGAAGTGCATGGGGCAAAGCCAGTCAAGGCGGCGTTTTACGCAAGTGACTTGCTGAGAATTATTTCGGTTGAGGCTTTGATAGTGACTATCTGCGCTTATGACATTAGTCAGGGTAAGAAAATAAACGAGACCGACAGAGAGCGTTTAAAAGTGGCACAACAGCGAATTGAGGAGGCAATTAAATATGCAAATGTCTGACATACAAAAGCGTGCGCAGGAACTAGATGAAGCGAGACGTATCCGAATCGTTAAACCTGACGAGATTGATTTTGAGAAGTACCTCAAGGCCAATGACGTTGCGCAAAAGATTCGTGAGGCTGACTCATTCCTTGACGAGATTCAAGATGAATTTATAAACCCAGTGCAGACCGTCTCACACACAATGCCTTGGAACAAAACCCATATGGGATTTAACTTTCGACCCGGCGAGGTCACGCTATACGCTGGCGGTAATGGTGGCGGCAAGTCAATGATGACGGGCCAGATTGCTTTGAGCCTTATCAAGCAAAAGCAAAAAGTAATGATTGAGTCGTTTGAGATGAAGCCCAAGCGAACCCTGTACCGAATGCTGCGCCAGTTTGCTGGTGAAAACATTGACTTCCCACGTTACACCAGCAAGGAGCGCTACATCACGCCGTTAGTGGAGCGCATGAAGAATTTTGCAAGTGGTGGGCTTTGGCTTTACGACCAGCAGGGCGTGGTAAGTGCGCAGCAGGTCATTGCTGTATCACGCTACAGCGCGGTTGAGTTAGGTTGCAATCACATTTTTATAGACTCATTGATGAAGTGCGTAGCTGGCGAGGATGACTACAACGCGCAAAAGGCTTTTGTTGATGAGTTGACATCATTGGCTCGTGACCACAACATTCACGTCCATTTGATTCACCACATCCGCAAGTTGGCAAGCGAAGAGATAAAGCCTAACAAGAACGACATCAAAGGTTCAGGCTCTATCAGCGACCAAGTTGACAACGTTTTGATGGTGTGGCGCAACAAGAAAAAAGAACACGATGCACAGAACGGCTCAGTTGACCCAATGATTCCAGACGCTTACTTGATGTGCGAGAAGCAGCGCAACGGTGAGTCTGAGGATTGGTACTCGCTTTGGTATCACAAAGAGAGCCAGCAATATATGGAGTCGCAGGATTCCATACCAATGTCTTTTGACGCAGGAGGGAGATTTTGAATGAAAAGGAAGAAGGTAAAGGAGAAGACGAGCATCGCCACCGCTGTCTCGTTCGATGGGTTATTGAAAAGCGACTACAAGACCGTGATGGTGCATACAAGTGGCTCAACGGCTACCGTGATTCAACTGGGCGTGTCGTCAAGGGATGGAATGAACTCCACCCTAAGTCACGCCTCGAAGAAGATGTTCGAGAGCAGTGGGCAAAAGGTAATAGAGGTAACAATGGAGAATGGAAATGAACTTAGATAAAAACATTTTTTCTCAGGGTCAGACCCTGTTTACGCAGGACGAATTCAATCGGTCGCTGAACGAGGCGAAAGCCGAAATCATGGCTATTGCAATTCAGACTACGAAGCAAGCAATTGGAATTGAACGCGAAGCCTGCGCAGAGGTATGCAAGCGCCTTGCAGAACAAGAGGATGAGGGTGAGTTATCAACCGCGCTTTTTAATGCAGCTATTGCAATTATGAATCGCATGAGGCAACTTAATGATTGAACTCACACTACCTTGGCCTCCCACGGTCAACACCTACTGGCGCAACTTCAACGGTCGCACCATCATCAGTGCAAAGGGACGCGAGTACCGCAAGGCCGTCGCAGAACAAGTGCTGATTCAACGTGCTGCAAAGCACATCGACTACGCAATGAAAGTAACGATTGCTGCTTACCGCCCAGACCGTCGACGCCGCGACCTAGACAATTTATTGAAGGCGCTGCTTGACGGAATGGCTAACGCTGGAGTGATGCAAGACGACGCATTGATTGTTGACCTGCGCATCTATTGGGCCGACGAAGTTGGCGGCATGGTCAAAGTAACTATCGAGGGTATCGAATGAAACAAGAGCCAGAACTCATTGACATCATTGCGTGGTTTGCATTGGTGGGGATTTTGTCTAAAACCACAAAGTCTGCGAAGCCAGAAGAGATTGCGTTTGCTGCATATGAGCAGGCTAAAGCGATGATTGATGAAAGGACAATTCGTGACAAGTCAACAAGCGTTTGAATTTATTTTTGGGAAGCATGAACTCAACGATGCCGCACATAGGATTTGGGAAGCTGCGGTTGATTGGGAGCGTCGTCAATGCGTTGACACGGTGAAACGATACAAGTATCGCAACACTGGAATACGCAACATAGCGGCAAGTTCGATAGTTGATTTACTTAAAAAAAGGAGTGAGTGATGTTTGATTCTTGGTCTAATTTTTTGAATGTATTTTTTGCAGCCAGCGGCTTCATGTTCTGGTTGTGTTTTGTTGGATTCATTTACCTAGTGGTGCGCCGCATCCGCAACAAGAAACGGGGCTTCTATGAGCAATGAGAACCGCAACCCGCACGACGCGGTTGACTACATCCTAATCAACGGCAAGAACTTTGCCAAAGCAAAAGCAGAGCGATGCTACCTTGAGGAGTACCGCAAGTCCCTCAAGGCCATCCTGATGAAGCGCAGTATGGAGAGCGCTATCGGTGCGCAGGAACGGGAAGCCTACGCCCACCCAGAGTACGACACGCTACTCAAGGGTCTCAAGGAAGCAATTGAGATTGAAGAGAAGCTGCGCTGGGACTTGATTGGTGCGCAGGCGCGTGTCGAGATATGGCGCACAGAGCAAGCCAACAACAGAGCAGAAGGGAAGGCAACGCTATGAACGCATTTCAACACGGAGTTCTGAACGGGCTGGGCTGGTGTCTTGTATTGGCTGACGGCTGGATAATCCACAGCCATTTTTTGGCTGGCATTGGGTTGGCTTTGATTTTGTACACCATCATAAAAATAGACAAAAGTCTATGACCACAACTGCCGAGCGCAAGCACATGAATGCCGTGGCTGAACTAGGTTGTGCAGTTTGCCGACGTATGGGCTACCAAGGCACTCCAGCGGAACTACACCACAAAAGGGCTGGAACAGGGGCTGGGCTGCGTTCCAGCAACTTCGACGTCATACCCCTATGCCCAGAGCATCACAGGGGCAAGACGGGCATCCACGGGCTGGGGACGAAGGGCTTTCCCAAGCACTGGGGCTACGACGAGAACGATTTGCTCATGGATACCCGCCTGTTGCTAAATTTAGACATATTAGGGTAAGTACCTACAAAATAGTTGTTGCATAGTTTAATTTTCAGTTACACTAACCTCACTGCAATAAGCAGGTCACCACTAAAAGCGAGTACACCATGAATGCAAACGACATCTCCCTGACCCAAGTAGACACACTGGGTTACCTCCTCTCTCAGATTGCTGAGTTGACCAAGAAAGCTGACGCTATCAAGGACGGCATCAAAGACGCTGCCTCTGCTGGCGGCGACAAGGTAATTGAAGGCAACCTGTTCAAGGCCACATACATTGAGTCCAACCGTTCTGTAGTCGATACCAAAGCGCTTTACGCTGCCCTTGGCATCACTGCTGACCAGATTGCGCAGTACACCAAGACCACCGCTGTGTTCAGCGTCAAGGTCACCAGCCGTTAAATCCACGGGGCGTAAGCCCCATAACCAAAACGAAAGCGATTCGGATATGAAACACACAGAATCATCCTACATTGACGCAGGCTACAAATACGAGAAGGCAGTCACCGCCGACAAGGCGCGTGCTGTAGCGGAGGGTATCCGCAGGATGCTTGAGAAGGAGGCTATCGTTGACCAAGCCGATGCACGCTACCTTGTTGAGCGCGGTCGTCAGGAAGCGCGGGTGGCAGCATGAACGAAATTGAAACAATTATTAGCACCGAAGCTGGC